TTAGTCTGTAGGTAACTCAAGCTTCGAGATGATAGCTAATCTATTCTGATAATGTTCAGGATCACCCCATAGCCATTGTTCATAGTGGCCTACTGCATCGTCAGTATTAATCTCATGCAGCTCACAGCTTATCATATCGTATGCATAGACTTTGAGCCCATAAGCTAAAGCGTCATACATCCGAGCCTGCCAGAAAGACATGCCATCATGAGTTTGATTCATATCCGAGACAATTACGTCGTATTTTTCAAGTAAATAGCTCAAGAAAATCAGACCTGCAAAATCGTACAGTTCTTTCCTGTGCTCGCGTTTCTGCGTGCGCCATACTAGAACTTGAGTCACTGGACGGCAGTTAAGAAAACTATCAGGCTGGATCACGACTCGGTTGTAGTAAGCCACATCCTCAGAGACATCATTAATAAGTGCCAACTCGAAGTGGCTCTGAGATATCTGAGCCTTTAGGCGGTTATCAACTCGTACAATGCGATAGCCTGGAGAAACAGCGATCCCTCTGATATCAACGACATCTCCTCGGGACAAATGAGAGTAGAGAGTACGGTTATCCTCGCTTTCGTTCAAATGAGCGAAAACTTCATTAACCTTTGTAGCATTGACCAATTTAATTGGCATTACTCTACCCCTTCACAACACACGAGAAATACAATAAAAACTGTTATTGCATTCAGTGTATAGCCTAGGCGATATCTAATCAACTTTGTGCTGATTTCTTAGGCACCTCGCGCAAAGTGCCCCACTCATGCCTACAAAAAATTTGTTACCATTTTTACTCTATAATTCAACGACATTACCCACTCACACGCCCATATTCATCATGTGAAGTGGTTGATTTTAAATTCGCGTAAGTTCGTGTGAACTTCGCGGCTGGCAGTGACTTACCGCAAAGTGTCTCAACTGTGATTGGCATAGTTCGAGTTAGTTTGCGGTAATTTTTTGCCCCATTTTTGCCCCATTCACAAATAGACACCTCAATAGGCATCCCTGCCCGCCCATCACTCCGGCGCTATCGGCCACTCAATATCCGGCGCAAGTGAAACATCGACGTTTTTCACCTTCACTCGATATTGCTTCCACGCTTTCAAATCAGTACGCAGTTTGTCCGGCACAATATCGCCATTTTCCTCCAGCCCCTCAATTTCATCTATCAACGTGCTAATGATATCGGATGCATGAGATAGAATAGCCGTCTGTTTTTCTCTGGCTTCAGCAATCATCTGTTGTAAAACGTGAGGAGAAGGTCCAGCCAACCATTCGCCGCTCTCGCCAGCGTAATATGTTAGGTCTGGGCGCGAGCCAGACATTAAAATATAACCTTCAGGTAATACGAAAGGTTCGATGTAAGATATATTTTCTGTAGATTCACCGGGGCGAGCGTAAATAATCATAAACACCTCAATCAATTGTCCATACGACAAGCCTAACGGCGACTGACGGCACGGAGGCCCCCCCAATCTGAAAACCGTTACCTAGAAGGCTACTTGTAGCAAGTGGGGCATATGACCCAGATATAATTACCATATCTACCCCCATGATAACCGCTACCGTCCCATATGCCGTAGGGCTTGACGCCCCCGTATTGCCATCCCATCCCGATTCACCCCAATTGGTACCATAAAATACTTCCGCTCGGCACGCTATCAGCCTCCCCGAAAAGGGGTTAGTCACCGCTATTCTTTGATTTCCAGTGATATACAACGGCGCGGCCGGGGTGCCTCCCGGATATAATGTGGTCGAGAGTTGAGAGCTTCCAAAGCGAGAATCATCCCCCGCAGCCACCGTACCCGCAGTCGTGCCTACGTTCTTTGTCGCAGCATCCCCTAAACCAAGTCCTGTTCGACCAGTGGCAGGGGTATTGCCACCCGTCCCCCCCCCCCCCCCCCCCCC